GAAGCCGCCAACACGTTCAGCAACGACCTCGACAAGGCCCGCGATGAAATCGCAGCCATCAAGGCAGAGCTCACGGACGCGCAGAACCGGCGCATCGAAGCCGAGGCCAGCTACAACAGCCTCGTTGACAGAACCACCGCAGCGGAGGCTCGCGCAGAGGCCGCAGAGGACGAAATCGTAACCCTCAAAGCCAAGCTCTACGACTACATCACCGCCGGGGCCTAACCGCCCCGGCCCGGAGAAAGGAGAAGACCATGAGACCCATCTA